GGTGGACGTGAACCAATGGGTCCACGACAATTTCCAGCTATGGGAAGAGGTGGTATATTAGCTAAAGGTGGTGCAAATAAGGGTAGTAAAACATTTCCAGATCTAACAGGAGATGGTAAAGTTACTAGAGCTGATATTTTAAAAGGAAGAGGAGTATTTAAAAAAGGTGGTTCAAAAGGTAGACACGGCATATTGTAATGGCTGGTTGGATCCAAAAAGCCACTGCTAGTATAAAAAAAAGAGGCACTGAAGGTGTTTGTACTGGTGATAAATTTGGAGGTCCAACATGTAGACCAGGAACTAAAAGGTATAATTTAGCCAAAACCTTTAAAAAAATGGCTAAAAAGAAACATGGTGGCTGTGTAGGCCCCAATAAAGTATTATAAATAATTAAAATATATTACAATGGATGCATTTTTTAACGCCTTAAAGGCAAAATTTCAAAAAGGGGGATCAGTAAAAAAATACCCTAGAGGAGTCAAAGAAGGTGGAACACCACCTAAAGGTAAAGGTATAAGACCATCTGGACCACCAAAAGATCCTAAAAAACCTGTAGACTATACACCACCTAAAGGTATTAGACCTGCAAGTGAAGGGGATAAACAAAGAATAAAAGAGAAAGCAAAAAAAATAGGAGAAGGAAGAGCAAAAGATAGTAAAATGTATGGTGGTGGTATGAAAAAGAAAAAAATGATGCATGGAGGTGGTAAAAAAAAGATGTATTAATAAATTAAGACTTAAATTATGGCATTAAATTTATTTAGAAAAAGAAAGAAAGAAACATTAGCAGACGGCACTAAAAGAGTTACTGTTACTGATAGAAAAGGTAGAGTTAGAAAACAAAAACTTGTTAAACCAAGTGGTATCAAGGAAAAACAAAAGTATGACAAAGCCGGTAACATCCATACAGCTAAGCTAAAAGGACCTGGAATGAGAAAAAAGAAAATTGATGCTAAAGGTCTTGGTATAACTAATATTAATACTCCTGGGTATAAATGGGCAGACAATCCTAACAGAAAGAAGTCAACTAAAAAGACTACAAATACTGTTAAGAAAACTGATACTAAGCCTTCAACTAAAGTTGTTTTAAATGATGGTAGTAAAAAAACAAATACTACTACTAATAAAACTACTAACAAAACTAATACCAATAAGGATACCAAAAACACTAAGACTACTCCTAAAAAGTCACAGACTTTTAAAGAAGCTTTTAAAGAAAATAGAGCTGCTGGTAAAAAAGAGTTTACTTGGAATAACAAAAAGTATCACACTAGGACTAAAGAAGAAGAGGCTAAAAGAATAGCTGATGCTCAAAAGAAGACTTCTGAAAATAATAAAAAGAAGCAAACTAATACCAATACTTCAACTAACGTTGATAAGTCTACTAAGTCAGATGATCATATTGAAGATATAGAAATTCAAAATCAAACAACTAAAAAGACTAATACTAATAAAAAACCTGCTTCTAATAAGAAAGATAATCAGGATGTTTTCAAAAATAAAAATACACATACAAAAGACCATGTTCCTATCATAATGGGTCCTAAATTTAAAAAAGGAGGTAGAGTTATGGGTATTGGAAAGTGGGCTGGTAAAGCTGTGCCTGGTATGAGATATGATTAACCAAAATTTAAAGTATGGGAGTATTTAATAAATTATTCTCTGGAGGAGCTAGTAAACTAGTTGAATCAGTAGGTGGTGTAATAGATAATTTAGTAACAACAGATGAAGAAAAGCTTGATGCAAAAAGAAAGCTAAAAGAACTAATAATGAACCATGAGGTTCAAATGGAAAAAAACATAACTGACCGCTGGACGGCAGATATGAATTCTGATAGTTGGTTATCTAAGAATGTAAGACCTATGGTTCTTATATTTTTAATTGTATGCACTATGTTATTGATCTTTATTGATGCTGGTGCACTTACATTTACAGTAGAAGAAAAGTGGACAGATCTTCTACAATTAGTTTTAATAACAGTAATAGGAGCCTACTTTGGTGGTAGATCCGTTGAAAAGTTTAAAAAGAAATGAAAAAAGTAAAAGGAATAGGACAATGGTCTGGTAAAAGCGTACCAGGAATGTATCAAAGTGGAGGTGAAAATAAAAATATATTAAAGAACTCTAAAGGAGACATTAGTAAATCTACTAATAAACCCACTAATAAATCAAGTTTAAAAAAAGGTCCAGATATTAGTACTAAAAGGGTTAGTACACCAAGTGCAGAAGCAAAACTTAACAAATATTCACCTAAAGATTTAAAAAATTCACCAGGTGTAAAAAACACAAGTAAAAAACTTGGTAAAAAAGCTGGTAAAAGAATAATAAAACAAATAGCAAAAAAACTTGGACCTATTGGAGTAGCTTATACTGCATATGATATTCTTAAAGATCCTAAAGGAGCTTTAGATCAACTTAAAACTGATGTAAAGAATGTTAAAAATTTTATAAAAGGCAATAAGAAAAAAACAACTTCTAAACCTACTTATAAAAAAGGAAAAGATAACACACAAAAAACTTCAAAGAAAAAAGATACTAGACCAAGTTATATTAAAAAAAGAGATAAAGATTATACTCCACAATCACGAAAAAAATAATGGCAACTAAAAGAGGACAATTTTATTTTAATCCCACAATTAAAAAGTCTCATGGAAGACATGCTAAAAGTAAGACATCTTTCAATAAAGGATCTAAAAATTATATTAAGAAATCAAGAGGCCAAGGCTAAAGGCTATTATCATTAGTATAATATAACAAGCATTTGTTATGTTTATTTCTCTCTTCATATAAATAATATACAAAACAGATATGAAACATGTGTTACAAGTATGTTAAGGTATTGTTAAAAAAAAGGGGACTAATTGTCCCCTCTTTCTTTTATAAGTCCCTCAAGAATTATAAGATAGTTTATGGCATCTCCTATTTTTTCTTCTAACAGTTCATCTGTAGGGACTTCTCCAGGACATTTGCTTATAATGGTTTTAATACTTTCTAAGTGTTTACAAGCATATTCCCATGCTACACCTTCTGGTGTATTGTGGAACGAGAAACCAACTCCTTCTTTAAATGACTTAAATACATCTAGGTCAGTAGCATATTCATTCATTTTTCTAGAGTAAGTTTCTCTAGTTTTGTCAAACCTCTCTTCTAGAAGTTTTTGAAACTCTTTATAGGTCAAAATATTTAGAATTTTCTGTGTCTGCATTCATAGCAGGTGGATTTCCAACGTTATTTGGTACCCACATATTATCATTAGGCTTTTTCATACCTTCAATGTTGTTTAAATCAACATCTTTCAAAGAATCTAAAAGTTTTTCAATCATTTTAATATGGTTTTTAATGTTTATAAATCAGTAAGAAGAGTGAGCCGGGAAAATGGAAGTAAACCCTGCACGAATGATGGCTCACCTTCTTACCTTTTTCCAGTACTTCCTAATCCGCCTGATCCTCTTTTAGTTTTATCAAGAGAATCTACATCTTTCCAACTTATTCTTTCATAAGGTGCTATGATCATTTGTGCAATTCTATCACCTTTTTCTATTTTAAAAGGGTTGAGAGAAAGATTAGACAATATAATTTTAATTTCTCCTCTATAATCTGCATCTATTGTTCCTGGAGAATTAAGAACAATGATATTGTTTTTAGCAGTTAAACCACTACGTGATCTAATTTGTGCTTCATAACCTTTTGGTAAAGATATGTAAATTCCTGTACTTATAATATGAGTTTTTATTTCTGATCCGTGTTTTGATTTTATACCTGGAATCATACAATCTTCATTAGATCTTAAATCCATTCCTGCAGAGTTTTTAGTCTCATAAGAAGGATTAGGATTATCAGATTTGTTTACTATTTTTACTTTTTTCATATTTTTTCTATTTCTTCACCAAAAGCTTTTTTCATTAGTGCCGTTAATTTTAGTTCAAACCATGTAACTACTTCAATTACAGTTTTAAACCATAATCCTAGACACCATGTAAATATAACAAGTAGAAGTAAAAAGCTTCCACTCAACATTCTGATGCAAGTTATTAAAAGTTTACCTATTTTTTTCATAATACTTAAAATATATATCTAATTTTATTCCAAGGTATAACATTATTATGAACTTTCCTAAACACCTCTATAAATTCTTTTTTAATATCATGTCTATATCTTATATTTTGACTACCATATTGTGAAGTTTTTTCTTCTTGTATATCTGGTACCCATAGATCTAATTCAGTATCAGGATGTTTAAGCATGTTTCTATAGTGTTTTCTTTCATTATGTGTTAAAAATATACATTCTGCTAATACATTAGTTGTATCTTTAACGTTATCATTAATTAAAGCAAATAATTCTTCATAATCATCTAACCATCCATCATATACTATAATAGGACTAAAGTTAAGATGTACTTCATAACCTGCTTCTTTAAATTCATTTATAGCTTCAATTCTTTCTTGTATTGTAGATGTTTCTGGTTCATGAAGTTTACGTTTTACTTCAGGCATCATACTAAATCTTATTCTAACTTTTTGTTCTGGATTATATTTAAGTAAGTCTTTGTTTACATATTTAGTTGCAAAACTTGCCATTATTTTATCATGATGTTTAAAAAATTCAAATATTCTTTTCCATTCATGATGTTTAGCATGAAGAGCAAAATCTTCATTACAACTTATATCATATGTAATATATTTTGGATGTGTTTGATTTGGTTTTTCTACTTCTAATTGTGCAAAAACTGCATGTGTATTTATTTCTGTAAGTATTTGATTTGTGTTTTTAGCTATTGATAAACCTTTTGGTTTATGTCTTTTCATATAACAATATGAACAATTATATAAACATCCCCAGCCAAAACTAGGAGATATAAAGTCTGTAGATCTACCTGATGGGCGGATCTTCAGACTTTTTCTAATATCTCTTGTAATTAATGTCATATTTTGAATTCTTCAAAAGTATCATAATCTTGAGCTTCTAAATCAGCATCCCAATCAGATCCTGTCATAATAGCTTGACTTAATACTCCTGCAGATCCATAAACTCCATCAGTTACATGACCATTACCATTTGCATCTATCCAGTTTTTATCCATTTTATGTAAACCAGATTGACTTAATAGTTCTGCTGTCATAAACTCATGAAACTTAACTTGATCACTCATCCAAGTACGTGGATGGGACTTTTTAAAAGAATGTGTAACATGATTATAAAATGTCCAAGCATTATTAAGATCAGCTGAATAATGATATGATGGATCTTTCATTTCTGCTTTTATAACAGAAACTTGTGATGCATCTATAATTTCTTCATCTAAAAATAATCTGCCCACTAATTCAGCTTGTTGTTTCTTAGGTAAAAATATTTTTCTCATATTATTTTTATCATCAATCAATTTGTCAAAGTATTTATCAGCTGATTTAATTTGTGAACTTATTTGAGTGTGAATATCATGATCTGCTTTACCTGTATGTTTTCTAGCATAGTTTGCCATGTCTCCACATAACATA